GGGCGACGGCGGCCGCCGTCGCCGTCATCGAGCTTTGCCGCGAGTATGCCGCAGACGTCGACGTGCTATTGATCCCCGGCAATCACGACACCGAGCGGGCGCCGTACATGGTGACTTGCCTGGGATACGCATTTAAGCAGGCACCGGACGTGCATATCGACGCCGGGCTGTCGCAGATGAAAGCCAAGCTGCTGCACGATACGCTTGTCACCTGGCACCATGGCGACCGCGCCAAGCCTGCCGATCTGGTGGGCATGATTCCGGAGCGCTGGGCGGAGCTTTGGGGCAAGTCGCGATTCCGCGAGCTACACCTGGGGCATATCCATCACGAGGTAGAGAAAGACGTAGGCGCCGTGCGCGTGCGAAACTTCCGCTGTCTGACCGCTCAAAGCGCCTGGAGCAGCAAGAGCGGCTATTCCAACGTGAGGGCGGCGACTTCGGTCCGCTACGGTGCCGGGATCGGGCCATATCAGACGACCTATTCATTCGCAAACAGGAGTACCGCATGATCGACTACACAACCACTGAGGGCCACGACAGCTTAGATCCAGAATGGATGGTTCACAAGACTTTTGGCGGATGGCAGATTAAGACCCACGGCGAATTTGAACCGGTGCTTGAATATACTCGGTACGCCTATCCCATCGAAGCCAGTCGCGCGCACGAACTTGACTGGATGTGTCACATTGCGGATAAAGACTGGCGCAATAATGACCAATTCCCCGCGGCTCTTATGTACTTCCGCGGCATGATTGCCGCACTTGCCGAGTCAGTATAATGGGCAGGCGCGGACCAGCACGAATCCCGAAGCGCATACTGGACGCCAGGGGCAGCAATATCACCAAATACGCCAGCCAAAGTCACGACGGGGACACCCGAGACAAGGAGTTAGAATTGCCTTTTTCAATCCCAAAAATGCCCCAAGGGCTGCCCGACTACGCCAAGCGCAAATGGAAATACCTAACCGCGCAACTGAGCGAATCGCAGATTATTAACGAGATCGACGGCGACACGCTGGAGCGCTACGTCCTGGAATTGGCCCGCTACAATCGCCTCGAAAAGACGGAGCGCCGCCACCTAAAGCGCATGGCAGAGCTTCCAGCCGCCGAGCGGTTTGAAGACCTCAAGCTAATTACGATCCTGCACAAGTCCAGCGCGCGTTGCGATGCTCTCGGACGTCTCTTCGGCCTATCCCCCGTCGATCGCACCCGGATACAGATAGATAATCCGCCCGAAGAGCCACCGAAGAAGGCGCGGCCCCCGCGGCCCAGGATTGGCGGCCCGAGCCTGATGGCTGCCGGCGAATGATCGTAATCGACGCCACTCTTGCGCTTCAGACCTATGGACGCAGCACCGTCAAGCGTGCTATGCGCCAAGGGCTCGTCGTGGAGTCGGGCACCGACCTGGCGTTGACCCGCGACGGCGTGCTGTCCCTGCCCCATCATGGCGACACGCTAGCGGAGATACTGAAGCGCGTCGAGGCTGACGAGGAACACCGGGCCACCCTGTGAGCTACGAGACAGACGCCAAAGCTCTGCTGAACGGTTACGATCCCTTCAGGGCCGCCGAGGGCTACCACTACGACCATGATCGGGCAATTCATGCCGTCGAGTGGATCGAAAACCACTGTACGCACGTAAAGGGCGGGCTCGGTGGCGATCCCTTCTATCTGGAGCTTTGGCAACAAGCGTTCATCATGACGCTTTTTGGATGGTACAACAACAAGGGGCTCAGGCGCTTTAGAGAGGTGCTGCTGTACATCCCGCGCAAGAACGGCAAAAGCCCACTCTGCGCGGCGATCCTGCTCTATGTCCTGGACACTGACGGCGAGCCGGGTTACGAAGCGGTTAGCGCTGCCGGAACCCGCGATCAGGCTGGCGTTGTCTACGATTGGGTGAAGGGAATGGTCAGAAATGACCCATGGCTAGGAAAGCGCTACAAGGACTACAAAAGCCCCAAAAAACTAGTCCCCTATCACGATCAGGTGAGCTGGTACATGCCAGTAAGTGCAGATTGTGAGGGAAAGCACGGCGGAAATTTACACTGCATCGCTTTCGACGAACTGCACACCCAACCCAACCGCGAACTGTTCGACGTGCTGGCGACGGGTACCGCCGCCCGTACGCAACCGCTCCTCGTATCACTGACGACCGCCGCAGTGTTCGGCGAGAGCATTTGCAACGAAAAACTGGCCTACGCCAAGGCAGTGATACAGGGCACCATAAACGACCCGACATTTCTGCCAGTACTCTTTTACGCGCCGCAGAATGCAGACTGGACAAACTTGGAGGTCTGGAAAAAGGCTAACCCTAATTATGGTGTAAGTCTGCAGGAGGACTACGTCAAGAAAGAGATTGCCAAAGCGCAATTGACGCCCTCCCTTCTCCCAAATCTGAAGCGATTCCATCTCAATATCCAGACAATGAGCGCCGACATGTGGCTAGACATGGACAAATGGCTTGCCTGCGATGATCCGGGCGAGTTGCGCGGCCCATGTTATGCCGGGCTAGACCTGGCCAGTACTCGCGATATTTGCGCCTTTCTTCGCTATTGGCCAGAGACTGGCGCCGTCCGATGCAATTTTTACTTGCCCGAAGCCGCCACACAGCTCCCCAGCCGCAAGCATTACCTGCCCTGGATCGAGGCCGGATACCTGACGACGACCGAAGGCGAAGTCCTCGACTATGGCAAAGTGCGCGAGGATATCGTCGCAGCCCACGAAGCGTACGAGATCGACATGCTCGGATTCGACAAGGCGGCCGCGAATGAGATCACTACCGCCCTTTATAACGATCACGGCATCCCTTGCGCGTCCGTGCCACAGACGATGCTCGGCATGTCTGAAGCTGCCAGGAAGCTGGAGCGCGTCGTCATCGAGGGCAAGCTGGCGCATGGCGACAATCCGGTGCTTAACTGGATGGCAGGCAATACCTACGTCAAGACCGACGACGCCGAGAACATCTTGCCTAGCAAGAAGCATTCGCCGGCCAAGATCGACGGAATAGCCGCGCTGGTAGATGCCTTTGCGGTGTCGATCGCTACCGAACCTGAAACAAATATCTACGAAAAGCGGGGATTGATCTGCATATGAGGGCAAGCGGCGACACTATAGAGCAGCATAAGCGCGAAAGCAGGAAATCTGCGGCCAATGCCGCAGGAATATTAAAAAAGAGCATGCCAGTGATTTCTCTACTTGCAATTGTTGGCGGGATGGGTTATCATACTTCGCTTCCCGCGGGCATTGGCTGCGCGGGGTTTCTGGTATGGGTCGATCTCTCAATCTCAGCTTACCGAGGCCGCAGTGCTAATAGATAGTCTTTTTCGCCGCTCTTCTGAGAATCCCGCGAACCCGATCAGCTTCGACGACTTTGGCTATGGTTCCGACACTGGCGAAATCATCACTCGCGCCAAGTCCCTGCGCCTCGCCCCTTATTACCGCGCCCTTGATCTGATTTCCTGCGATGCCGCCAAGCTGCCGCTGATGACATACCGCCGCGAGAACGCTGGCAAGCAGCGCGCCACGAGCCACCCGGCCTATCATTTGCTGCGCTACAAGGTCAATAGCAAGATGACCGCCTACAACTTTAAGCGGGCCATCTTCCACCAGGCGCTTTGCGGCAATGGGTACGGGCATATTCGCCGCAATCCCGCAACTGGCCGCGTAGTCGAGATTATCTTGCTCGACAGCTCCCGCGTCACGCCCATCGAGCACGGTGGCGCGTTGTGGTATGTCTACGAGACAGGCGGAGGCTCGACTATCCGCTTCGAACATTCTGAAATTTTGCATGTCCACGGCATGGCATGGGATGGCGTTTGCGGTTACGATGCTAAGACAGTCATGGGCGAAGCCATAGGTGCCGGCCTGGCGATCCGCAAGTATGGCAGCAAGTACTTCGCGAACAATGCGCGCCCATCGGTAGTGCTGGAACACCCGAGCACCTTCAAAAATAAGGACGCCATAGAGCGTCTTCAGAAGGGGTGGGATAAAATGACTCGCGGCTTGGACAATGCTCACCGCGCAGTGGTCCTGGAGGAAGGGCTAAAGGCAAATATAATTGGTGTCGATGCCAAGGACGCCCAACTGGTAGAGGCCGCAGAATTCAACCTGATCGACGTGGCGCTCTTCTTTGGTATCCCGCCGCACAAGCTCGGGCACGCTGGGCGGACGTCGTACAATTCGCTGGAACAAGAAAACCAAGCCTACCTCGACCAATGCCTCGACCATTGGCTTGTTCAATTTGAGCAGGAATGCCGCGACAAGCTGCTCACCGAACGGCAGAAGCAGGCAGATAGCCACGTCATTGAATTTAACCGCGAGGCGCTGCTACAAGCCGACATGGCCAGCAAGGCCGAAGCAATCCAGAAAGCCCTTGGCGGTGCCGCCTGGATGTCCGTAGACGAAGCGCGCTCCAAGTTCAATATGGGCGCGATGGGCGGCCGGTTCTCCGAGATCATCTTGCCGGCCAATAACTTCCCCGATCCGGACGCCGAACCAGACGAGCCCGAGAGAGACGACGAAGACCGCAGCGCGATCATTGCGCACGCAGAGGCACTATTGCGCGACACGACCGCGCGCATGGTCCGCCGATTGGCTGGATCTGCCCGGCGCAACACCAAGGCTCGCGCCGCCTTTGACCGATGGCTGCAAACCTTCGAAGATGAGCACCGCGGCGTCATCCTCGACGCCATCGCGCCAATCTGTGCGATGCTTGTCGAGATAGACGGCGACGACCGCAGTGGCGACGTCATCGACTCGCTCTTTGATCGCTTCCGGCACCTTCGCGGCATACTCGAGTCCAATACAGGCGACCTGTCCGACCCCATAAACGCAGCAATCGCAACAATCGAAAAGGAGTTTGCGCAATGAAACCCGAACGACGTTTCCATCAAGGCACCTGCGAGCTCCGCAACGCCGACACCGTCAGCCCCACTATCTCCGGATATGCCGCCGTTTTCTATCGTGCCGACGACCCTGGCAGCCAGTTCCAGCTAGGCACCGACATCGTCGAGCGCATCATGCCAGGCGCATTCGATGCCATCGCAGCCGATGACGTGCGAGCGTTATTCAACCATGACAGCAACCACGTACTAGGCCGGTCTACATCTGGCACGCTCAAGCTGTCCGTAGATGCCAAGGGATTACGCTATGATATCGACCTGCCTGATACGCAGATGGCCCGCGACCTCCGCGAGTCGATCAGCCGCGGTGACATCACCGGAAGCAGCTTCGCCTTCACCATCCCCGAAGGCGGCCAGGAATACCGCGAAGACGGCGACCAAGTCGTTCGCGAAGTCCGTGCCGTGAACCTTTTCGACGTCGGCCCCGTCACCTATCCGGCCTATGATGCCAGCACGAGCCACGCACGCAGCGAAGTAGCTGCCTGGCGTGAATCCCAGCAGGCCACCGAAGACGAAGAAGACCCCGCGCCGACTGCCATTGCGCGCGACGTTGTGCGAGCTACCGCTCGACTTGCCGAGCTTCGCTAGAGCCCCACCCCGGCTC